GATGACGATGAGATCATCTTTGCCATTGCCCCGTCCGCCAAGCAGAGCATGTCCACCTATGGCATCTGCTTCGCCAAGTCCGCCTTTGGCACCGACAATGCCATCTACGTTGAGGACCTGCCCGCCGACCTCGAAGACATCACCAAGGCCAAGGAGCATGTCGCCGAGCGCATCGGCTTCGCAAAGAAGCACCTGGATGAAATCGAAACCCAGGCCGCTGCAACTCTGGCTCAGCTCAAGGCCGACCACGATGCCATCATCGCCGGCATTGAAGTTTCCACCCCGGCCACCCCGACCACCCCGGCAAACGAAACCGCCGCTCAGTAAGCAAAACGGCCGGCACTCACCCCCACAACAAGCAGCCCGGTTATGATTTTTCTTCCCCAATCCACAATCCAACACAAAAATATTTCATCATAAGGAGATTTTTACCATGATTAACGTCACTATCGTCGATAACCTGCACCGCAACACCTACCCCGTTGACCCTAACACCACCCTGCGTTCCGTCCTGGAAGCTCATGATGTCGATTACACTACCGGCCAGACCAAGCTGGATGGCTCCTCTCTGGCCGCAGGCGACCTGGATAAGACCTTCGCGGACTTCGGTATCGCGGAAAAGTGCTACCTGGTCAACATTGCCAAGCAGGATAACGCCTGATTGATTTCCCTCCGGTGGTGTCTCTTCCCCCACCGGGGTGCTGCCTTACAGGAACAGCCTCCCCGCGGCAGGCAGCGGGCAACGCAAACGCGGCCAATCGTTCCAAATCTAATCAGAAAGGAAAAATGAATCACCATGCCACTCCCCAACTATACCGATATTCTCAATTACATGTCGCCCACCATCACATGGCAGGACAACACCCCCTGCCGCTCCTCTTTCAAAACAATTTTCACCAAAGTTCTGGCCTGCACGGTCTACTCCCGCCTCACCGCAGGCAATACCCTTGCCATCCTTGGCGATGATTCCGGCCTGCAGCCTTCCCCTAACCCGAATGAATCCCGTTTGTTCTTCGTCACTGATAATGCCGCCATCCCCGATTCCATTCAGGAAGTCAAAGATATCAGCGCTTATCTCTCTGATAAGTACAAAATTTATCAGGATGCAGCCGCCCGTATCACCATCGTCCAGCCCCAGCACGACACCGGCCTCTACAGCAGTGTTTTTCACCGCCGTTTCGCCTCGGCTATGCCCCGCCTGCTGCCCTGGCTCTTCAAGGATCATCCCCTTACCTCCGATGAACTCGCTTACCTCCGCGCCCTCTCCACCCCGGATACTGGCTCGGAAACCCTCGCCCGGATGGCGGAAGCCCTTTATAACAAAACCGATCTGTCCTCCAGGGCCGTAGATAAAGCAATCGAATCCCTCTTCAAAGGTACTATTGACCGCCGTAAAGCGGATCTCAAGCGGTCAATTGAAAGTCTTTACCGTGATCTGAAAGAAACCCGCGCCCGTATCTCGGAAATTTTTAC